GGTGCGCCCTGGTCCACCGGGGATTGCTGCGGCTCGGACATCTTCGGCGGCGAAGTGGCCATGGCGCTAGACGGATTTCCTCGCTGCCTTGGGGGCCTTCTTCGCGCCTTTGACGGCGGATTCTTTCATGTCGCTGTGGAGCTTCAAGCCGTGGGAACGGTTCTTGCTGGAGCCCAGCTTGAAGCCTTTGGATCGTCCGTATGCCATCGCGGTGCCCTCTCTGAAATGTGGGGGACGGCTACGGCTGACCGTCCCTTACCTCGGTTGATCCAGGCTCGGAGACCGGCTAGACGGTGGGCTGTCCAGGGTCGTTTCCGGGTCGGGGACGGTTGCTACTTCTTGCCTTTCTTGTGGTGTTTCTTCCGGCGGTTGGCGATTTCGCGCTCGCTGATTGCGAACATGCTGGATGGTCTCCTTTCCTCGGGAATCAGGCTCCCGCGCCCAATAAAAATGGCCCCCAGAGTCATCGCTGACGGTGGGAGCCCTTTGGATGGAACCTGCACGCCGCGGTGCGGGTTACCTCGCGGGAATCTCAGGCCCAGTGTGGGGACAAGCGAGGGGAAATGTCAAGGAAAAAGTGTAGGGTCAGTAGCTGGCGAGGCGCGCGCGTTCCTCAAATTGCACCGACTGGACCGCCCCTTGGGAGAGGTTGATGGTGAGTTTTCCCGTGGATCGGTCGAGATGGAGAATGTCGATGATTTCGTTCAGCGCGTGAACGGTGAGGCCGCGGGAAATGGTAAAGGTGCGCTCGCGGACCAGCACGTGAACCTCGGCTGACGGGGCGATGCTCATATCACTTGGCCTCCACCTTGGGACTCGGTTATGGTCGAGCGGCCGTCGGGTTTCTGCTTCAGGGCCGGGGCCGCGCCGCCCGAGGGAGGACGGCCCTCTTGCTGCTTGCCAGCCGCTGCCGCGCCGCCGGGGGAGATGGCCTGTTGGCCCGTCAGAGAGGCGCCCAGTTCCTTCATGCGAGCGGCGAATTCCAGGTTTTCCTCCTGCTCGATGCGCCACTTTTCACGGACCGTGGAGCCAGGGATGTTGCCGTAGTTGCGCACCTGCCACGCCTCGGCAATGGTCTCGGAGTCGATCTGCACCTGGGCCTTGCGGAGCTGGATGAGGCCCAGCTTGTAGGCCATCTGGGTGATCTCGTGGAGCGAGTGTGGCGTGATGAGGAAGCGCAGGGAGTCGGCGAAGGTGCGAGCGCGCTCCTGCGGCGAGTAGGCCGAGGGGAACTTGGAATCCTCGCCCGCCATGTGGCTGGGCGTGATGCGCGTGGGATCGTAGTCGAACACTTCGACGGAGACGTTGTCGGCGCCGACGTATTGCATGAGCCGCGCGGTGGTCTCGTACTGGAGGATGAGGTACTTGATCTGGCTGCCGATCTCGCGCATCGGAGGCTCCATGCAGCGCGACATGTCCTCGATGATAGGGCCGTTGGCCTCCAGCAACTTTTCCATGTCGTCGCCCGCGAGGCGCGCCTTGGCGAGGGCCATCACGTCCTTGATCGCCAGCTCCTCGTCCATCGCGGACTTGAGCCATTCGAGCATCGTGAATAGTTCCGGCTTGACCATCAGCACCTCGGGCGGCACCGGGGGCCGAAATGGCATATCGGTCGCGGAGCCGTCGAAGCCTACGCGCGCACGCGGCTGCATCGGGTCGAACTGTTTGGCCTCGCGCGAAGTGACGGCGTTGATGTCGTAGGCCAGAGCCATATCGTTTTGCGCCCGGCACTTGTCCACCACGCCGCGGGAGAGTTCGTTAATCGCCAGCTGGATGTCGTAGCCGTCGCGGGTGATCGAGAACCCGAGTGGCTCCCACGCCCAGGAGTCGAGCTGGAACGGGATGAGATCGAGACGGCCGTGCCAGTTGAAGGCCGGGCCGTCGTACATCACGCAGGTCTCCGACGAGATGAGCATGCGGCGGTAGGGATAGAGCCGGGCGTCGTTCTCGTCGGCCTTGCGGTAGGTGAGATGGCCGTCGGCGGTGCGCCCGGCGGGGATGTCTTGGCCCACGTAGGGGACCTTGTAGAACCACGAGGTGCCGGGCTCGCCCATCGGGATCTCGGACTTGGTGGTGTTGATCGAGAGGTCGATGACGGTCGTGTAGCGGATGGGGACCATCAGGTCCGCGAGACCGCTGGCTGTGCTATCCGCCTTGCCCCAGCCGAACACGCGCTTCCAGATGTTGCCGCGTGAGGACTGGCGGATCTCCGACGAGTACCAATACAAGGAGGAGGTGGGCCGCAGTTGGTCCTGATACTTGGGGAACATGCCATGCGCCATGTAAATGGGCATCTCGTCGAGCAGGGTTACCGCATACGCCTGCTGGTAATCACAACTAGAAGGTAGCTGCACAGGGAGAACGCAAGGAGCGCCGTAACTGAGTAGCCGAATTTCCCCTCGGCCGCGGCCTGCCATATCCCGGCGATAGATAGGACGCACCCAGCCAGTGCAAGTAGCCGAAGCGTACTGTAGGGCTTCGCGGATCGAGCGGTCATAGAAGTTCTCCAGGTAGAGCGCGCGGGTGACCTTGTTCATCATCTCCGCCTGGGACTGGTAGGTGGGGTTGTCGGTCGAGTAGCCCCACAGCGGGCGGAGTTTGGAGAGCGTGCCGACGACTTCGCGGATGTTGCGCTTGAGGTGGTTGGTGTTGAGCTTGGAGCGGTACTCGGGGACTACCTGGTCCATGCGGCCGGAGATGGTGTCGAGGGCGCGGCGCCAGTCGGAGTAGCCGCGCTGGGACTTGAGCCATGCCTGGCCTTCCTCGGTGCAGGAGTTCAGCCAATTCAGTTTACGATCTGTCCCGGCGGCCTGCGGGGGGACTTGCCACTCGCGGTAGAGGCCATTGGACGTGTCGGGGCGCGACGTTGCCATCAGTCCGTCTCCTGCTTCTCGGTGTAGATAAACGGCAGGCGTATCTCCCAGTCATCGCTCATTACATAGCGTAAGTAGGCATCTGGATCGACCGGGTGGTCCCGCAGGTACTGGAGCGTTATCGCATTGATGTCGTCAAGGGTCACAATGACTCCTTCAATGTCTCCTCGGCGTTACGCGGTTTGTCAAACTCGCGCTGCTCGAAGAAAGAGTAAGCAGCCATGTCACAGAGGTAGCGCTGCTTGAACTTTTCGCGGCGTTGCTCGTCTTTTAGTTTTAGCCACTCGCGGAAGAAGTCTTTCTCATACTGGGTGGTGGCTGCTGAAACGGTCTTGGCAATGAGACGGTCGCGTTGCGCTTTTAAGCGCTCCTCCCAAGCGGAGGCTTGTTGTTCGCCCTCGCGCTGTAACTCATCCCATGTCTGCTGCTGGAGGCGCTTCTGCAAGCGGTCCACTTCGTGAATGTCGTTGGCCTCGCGGAGTTCGTAGCCTGCCCAGCGTGGGTCCTTGAGGACGATGGAGGCAGCCTCGGCGTCAGGGGGAATGGCTATCTGGCCCTCGCGGTTGATGAAATATTGAAGGTGTATCGCCATCAGGCCCTCCTTGAGCACATGTTACATCAATTCCCCTATGTCGAACGGTCTTTCCACGCGGGTCGAGATGCGGTTCGAGTAGGGCCGCGTATCCACTTTGGGAAGGTCGGCCTGCAAGGGGCCGCCCTGGAAACGTTTCTTCGAGCGCTCGGTCATCGACTGGAGGCCGCGCGCGATCTGCAGGGAGATGGCCGAGGCGAAAATGCCGTCGTCGTGCTCGCCTTCCTCGTGCTCCTGCTTGACCTTGCCTGCCTTGGTGGTGTGGACCTCGAAGTGTTCGGACTCGTACTGAGTCCAAGCGGAGTTCAGCTCGTACCACTCGTTTTGGAGGGAGTCGATGAAGGTCTGGATCAGGATGGGCCGGGACCAGGCGAAGGTGAACCAGCCCATCTTGGTGGCCTTCTGCGGGCGGATCTTCTTGGTGTCCATGCGCACGAACGCGGGGAAGCGGTTGTAGCCCATCTTGCGCATCTGCGTCTGGCACACGTCGCCCACGGAGGCTACCTGCTCGACGCCCACGAGGGGGAGGCGGTGAGGCTGGTCGCCCATGGCCGAGGCGTAGTAGCTGGCAATGCACATCACGAAGGCGTAGGCCGCGACGTGCGAGACGTAGGTGGAGCGGAACTCGGCGGCCTGGATGTCGGGCATGCCGGCGCGGGGGGCCAGCTCGGTGACGCAGATGACGGTGCAGTCCTCGCCGATCCCGTTCGAGGTGTCCACGCCGATTGAGTAGTCAACGCCCGAGCGTGGCGGGTGGAACACCATGAGCTTGCCCTGCGCGTAGTCGAAGAACGCATCCGGGTTGTTGACCTTCCAGTGCTCGACGAGATCGCCGTCGTGCTTCAGGGGGATCAGCTCCCAGCGGTAGGAGTTCTCGTTGAACGGGGAGCGGAAGGTGACGGGGATGCGCTCCGACGTGTAGTCGATGTCCTCGGAGGGGGGTTCGTGGGCGTCCTCGATCGACTGGCCGGTGAGGCCGTAGACGTGGTAGTCCTTGACGCGGTGCTCGTCGATCATGGTCATCGTGTCGTAGCCAAAGACGCTCTCGCTCGACCGTTGGAGGGCCTCGATGTCGTCGCCGGCCATCTCCTGGAACCACGTGGCCTCGATCCCCTTGGACTTGTGCTCCTCATGGCCCACTTCCCAGAACCACT